GCCGTCGCCGACGCCGTAGCCGTCGCCGACGCCGTAGCCGTCGCCGACGCCGTAGCCGTCGCCGACGCCGTAGCCGTCGCCGACGCCGTAGCCGTCGCCGACGCCGTAGCCGTCGCCGACGCCGTCCAACTGGCCCGCCTTCAGGACGAAGGTCCGTTCGCCGTCGTTGGCGGCGAGGCGGAGCGCCTGCGAAACGGGAATGGCGGCGGCGACCTTGGACCCAAGCCGCTGGACCCTTTTGCCGACGCCGTCGACGCAGGCGCCGCCGAGCCGGATCAGGTCGTCCGCGGTGATTACCGGCTCTGCCATTTTGCCCACGCCTCGTCGGAGATCGAGAACACGGCCGTGACGTCGTGAAGCATGGGGATGTCGGCGGGCGCGCTGATCTTGCTGCTGGCGGTCGGGCCCGTCTCGCACAGCTGCATCAGCCCCTTGGTGGTGCCCCATCGGATCGCCATTCGGGCGTTTTTGAGCGGCATCGCGGTTGCCGTCAGATCCTGATCGTCTTCGATTTCCCCGCCGAAGACGCCGCGATGCTTGGTGGTGACGAGAACCTTCTTCATGGAACGCTCCTGGTGGAGGGAGGACGGGCGGCGGCGCCGCCCGGCTGGCGCGGGAATGCGCCGAACGGGGGTTGCTGGGTCACGCCGCTTCCTGCTCGGCCTCGGCGGTGCCGGCATTGGCGCGGACGAGGGCCTCGGCCATGGGCGGGCAGACGCTGTTGCCGATCATCCGGATCTGCGCGGTCTTGGTCAGCGGCTTGCCGTTGACGACGGGATCGAGGACGTAGCTGTCGGGGAAGCCCTGGGCGCGGGCGAGCTCGCGGGGGGTCAGCATGCGCATGCCGATGTCGGCGATGACATATTCCTCCCCGTGGATGGTGACCGTGACGAGGCCGAAGCGGTCTTTGGTCGGCGCGGTATGGAGGGGCTGGTCGACCCGATGGCCGCTATCCTCGTTGCCATAATATTTGACGAGGAATGCCGAGACCTCGGCGAAGTGGGTTCCGCCGGCCGAGACCGTATGCAACGGCTCGTCGACCGGCTGGCCGTCGCGGCTGGTGCCGCGAAGCTTGACGAGGCTGGTCGCCGCCAGGCGCTGGGTGCAGCCCTTGCCGACGATGGTCGAGAGCGGCCGCTCGATCGGGTGGCCGATCATCCCTGTGTTGGCCTGCTCGATATGGGCGCAGACGAGGCTGTGCTTGGCGCGGCCCTCGACCGTCTGGACCGGATTGTCGGCCCCGGTCGGGGCGTTGCCGCTGGCGAACTTTGCGAGGAAGGCCGTCACCAGCCCCTGCTTGCACCCTCCGGCGACGGCGGTTCCGCAGGGCAGGTTGAGGTCGAGGACTCGCGGCGACTGGCCCTGCCGCTCGCCGTAGCTGAGCTGGATCAACATTGCGGCCAGGAGCCCGAACTTGTTGGCCTGAGTCGTCGCCGTGTGAAGCGGAACGGTCACCGCCTGCGCCGGGTTCGGCCCGAAATTGTTCTTGACCAAAGTGACGGCGACCAGCTGCTGCTGACGGCCGCTGGCGGTGAGCGTCGAGACCGGGCTCGGCAGCGGGTGTCCGACCTTGCCGCCATTATGCTGGGCCATGTAGGCCGTGACGAGGCAGGCATCGGCCTTCGCCGTCGTGACCGGATAGGGGCCCTGCGGGTCGACCGGTCCGCTTTGGCCGCGCCTGCCGCCGCAGCCGACGATGGTAACCGCGATAAGCGCGCTGTCGCGGGTCGCGAGGACGGTCGGGAAGCTGTCCTCCGGGCCGTGATCGCCCTTGCCGCTTCGGTCGCGTTCGCCGTGGGCGGTGCGGGCGAACAGCGGCGCCTGAAGGGTCGCCGTCACCAGGCCGAGCGGGGTCGCGCCTCCTGGCCGCTTGATGAAGCTGTTGGCGGTGACGGTGTGGAGCGGCTCGTCGACGGCGTGACCGATCGCTCCGCCGCGGAACTTGGTGACGTGGGGGGCAACGATGGCCAGCTCGCCCCGGCTTGCGGTGGTGACCGTGCGGACCGGTTCGTCGGGCGAATGGACCCGGGAATCGCCCCCGCTGTGCGTGATCGGCACGATGAACGGCCTCGGGTTGTTGACGACGAAGCGCATGATGCCGTGGGCAATCCGGCGGCAGGTCGCGTCCTTGAGCGGCCGGGCCCGCTCGAAGATGGAGGGGCAGGGGATCGACCAGTCGATGATCTCGGCGGCAGTCCGCCACGGCTTCAGCCGGCCGGAGACGACGTCGGGCGAGCCCGGCTTGCCGTGGGTGGGGGCCGGCCAGACGATCGGCTCGCCGTCGCAGCGCGCGACGATGAACAGCCGCTTGCGCGAGGTCGGTGCGCCGTAGTCGCAGGCCTTCAATTCGCGGTCCTCGACCCGGTAGCCGAGCTTGCGGAGCGCGGCGACCCACAGCTCGAACGTCTCTCCGGTCGGTCGCCGCGCGGGCTTCTTCGCCCGCTTGAGCGCTGGCCGGTCGAGCTTCTCCGCGCAGCCGAGGTCGAGGGGCAGGGTCGCCGGCCTGGCGCCGCCGAGCGGCACGGGCTTGCCGTCCGGGCCGAGCGGGCCCCATGTTCGGAACTCCTCGACGTTCTCGAGCATGATCATGAGCGGCCTGACCCGCTGGGCCCAGGTGACCACGACCCAGGCGAGATCGCGGATGTTCTTCTCGACCGGCTTGCCGCCCTTGGCCTTGGAGAAATGCTTGCAGTCGGGGCTGAACCAGGCGAGGGCGACCGGCCCGCCGCCATGCTCGGCGACGACCTCGCGCGGGTCGGCCTTCCACACCGACTGGCAATAATGATGGGTGCCCGGGTGGTTCGCCTCGTGCATCGCCACCGCCTCGGCGTCGTGGTTGATGGCGACATCGATGGCCCGCCCGAGGGCGGCCTCGATGCCGGTGGAAGCTCCGCCGCCGCCGGCGAAATTGTCGATGACGAGACCGCGCAGCATCAGACCAGATCCGGGACGAAGATGGCGATGAGGATGATGGCCAAGAGGAAGCAGGCGGCCGCGATCGCGCCGAGCGGGGCGTCGGGCTTCTGCGCCTCGGGCCGGGCAGGGAGGATCCGGCCGTGGTGCCGGCGCGGCGGTTCGGACCAGGCGTTCATGACCTTTTCTCCAAAGTGGTACTTTGGAGAAGGTAGAAATCGGCGAACTCGGCTACCGAGGCCTTCCCGCTACGTACCTGATCTATGTGACCGAGCAGCTGCTCGAGACCGGCCCTTGTGCCGCCGTGCGGGTCACGCCTTTGGTCCATGGCGTGCAGAGCGTGCTTCACCATGCCGCGCAGGTCGCAGCGCAAGCTCATCGCTCTTCCCCCGGCTGTCGGAGCAGAGGGCGCGCCAGTGGCCGCGCCGGCAGACGTTGCGTTCATGCTTGACCTCCGGAAGAAAGGGCCCCGCCGCCCAAAGGGGAAAGGGCGGCGGGGCAAGGGCCGGTCGCAGGGAGGAGCGACCGGGAAAGGCGAAGCCGAAGCGTGCTCCGATCCGCGTTCACGCCCTCGCTCCCTGCCCGGCGGGGGGAGCAGAGCGGAGCGCCCCCGGCGACGATGCGCCGAGCGCCGCTTCCCATACCTGGAGCGCCGCCCGGCTGGCCGGGGTGGCGAGGCGGCGGTCCTCGAGCCGGCGGAGCAGCCCGGCCAGGGTCAGGGCCCGGGCCTGACGCTCCTGGAGCGCGTTGAACCGCTTGACGTCGGCGCGGGCGGGGCGCCGCCGGCGGGAGATTCTTGCGTCGAGCTCGGCCATTTCGGCGCGCTCGGCCGGATCGAGCGGGGTGGGGTCGAGCAGCTTGTCCGCCGCCGCGCTGAGGTTGCCGCTCGCGGTGAACGGCTTGTCGGCGATCGCGATCGGGACGAGCCCGGCCTTGCCGGACGTCCCCAGGATGCGCACGGCGCGCGTCTCGCCGTCATAGCCGAACAGCGCCCAGCTGCCGGGATTGGGGTAGGTTGCGGGGGTGTTCAGCATGGCGAACCCTCCCGTTTCCCGGCTATGCCATCGGCCGGAGCAGCGACAGGGAAGCCGCAATGGACGAGATCGAGATCTGGCCTCGCGGGGAAATAGACGTCGGGACGGGGGTCGTCGCGGGCGACAGGGTCGTTATGGTCAGATTGGTCGACCAATCGAGCGGCCGCGTCGTCTGCGTCGGCTTTCAGCATTTCGCCTTCGTGGCCGTCGCCGACCATCTCAAGATGGTCGCCGACGAGATCGCCGACGGGATGCTGCCGGACTGATCCAGAGAAGCGCGTCATCCGTCGCCAGCAGCCCTTCTCGGCGCCACGCGGCGGGGGGTTGGGCGGGAGCGTCAGCCGGAAGGCCGGTAGAGGCGTGAAGGGGGTGGTGAGCATTCGCGGCCTCCGGGTGTTCGGAGGCGCTTGCTTACGTCACAGGTAAGTTCTCTGTCAAGCCAATCTTACGCGAGCCGTAAGCATCGCCGGGCGGCTAGCCTAGGCACTCGTCCCGGGGGCGCGGCCAGAGCTTGCAGTCCCAAAGGGCGATCTCTTCGCGAAGCGGTGCCGGCGCCGAATAGTAGAAGGACATATCGTGCGGGTCGCGTTTGAGCTGATCCCGGCCAGAAACCCTGTCGGTATCGGCATAACCGAGGACGTGGCAGACTTCCCGTCCGGCGCAGGCCGTTCGCGACGCCGACGTCATTTCGGCGGGCGTCATCGAAGGCGGCATGCTCATCGCATAGGTGACCTGCGATACCCTGGAGAAGGCGACTCGGTCACCAGCGGCCGTCGTGAAGTCGGGAGCGGGGTCGCAGGCATGGAGGAGGAAAGCCAGCGCTGCGCAGAGCGTAGCCGCTCCTCCTCTCGTCACGCCGACCTCGGTTCCTCCGGGCGATAGCGAAGGATCGTCTCCGCGACCTCGCTGATCGCGCGGCGCTCGCGATCGTCCGCTTTGTCCAGCAGATCGTAGATCTGCGCGCCCTTGCCGGGATTGTGGCCGATCATAAGCCCGGGCTCAGTTCCGAGCGCCGCGGCCAGCGCCTCGATCATCTTCTGCGTATAGGCCATCTTGCCCGATTCGAGACGGCTGACGGTCGCCTCGGTCGTGCCGGCGCGTTCGGCCAGCTCGGCCTGCTTCAGGCCCCGGTACTGCCGCCATTCTCGGATGAAGTGGGAAACGCGCTTCTCGGTCACGTCCGAGCTTATCCCACGCCGCTCGCTCGGGCTGAATGTCACGGGAGGTAAGTAGGGGTTGACTTGTAACTTACCGCTGGCGTAAGTCATCGTCATGACCCTCGATCAATATCTAACCCGGGAGGAAATCACGGCCCGCGAGTTCGCGGACCGGTGCGGACTCACCGAGGTTTCGATCTCTCGAATCCGGCGCGGCCTCCAGAACATCAGCCGCGACGTCATCCGGAGGATCATCGCGGCTTCGGACGGCCAGGTCACGGCCGAGGGACTGGTCGGTCCCCTCGGGGAAACGATGTCTGAAGCTGATGCCGAAGATGTTCATGGCCCCTCGGTTAAATCCGAATGGCCGGTCCCGTCAGCAACTAAGGGCGGCCCGGATATTCCGTCCGAAACGGACCTAGACCGGGAGGCTGACAGCCCCCGCCCTTTTCCGAAGGGCGGCGAGGCTTCGCCGCCGACCTCTTCCTCGACGTGCCCTTCGTCCGTCGCGTCCGCGACGTCGAGCCCGCGCCCCTCTTCGCCTGGGCCGACCGTCATGCCGGGTGAGCGCACGGTCCTGGACGCGGCTCAGTGACCGTCCCCGTCGCCCTCGATCGGCCCATGCCGACTGCGCCATTCGTCCAGGACGCGCTGGCCCCGGCGGACGTAGACGAGCAGGCTGTGGATCGACATCACCCGGTCGACGACGACCTCGGTGCTTTCGTCGCGGACGTGAACGTCGTCGTTCCCGTCGATCTTGATGGTCGGTGCCTCGGGCAGGAAAACAGTCAGCTTGGATCGCATCGCTCAATTCTTTCGTCTGAGGGGGACCGGCCCGGTCGAGCGCGCGTCCCATTCGTCGAGCAGCTTCTGGCCGGCGGCGACCCACTTGCGGAAGACCGGGATCGGCATGCACCGCCGATCCTCTTCGCCGCCCCCGACCGGAGTGTAGAAGACCCGGCCGCCTTCCTCGCGGAAATCGGGGTCGGTATGGACATAGGCGATCAGCTCGTTCTTGCGCGGCATTTACGCTTCTCCATACCACGGAGAATCACCCGCGCCCCCGGGCGGCCCGCCCACATTAATCCGTTCCGGACCTTTCTGGCAAATGAACGGCCGGGCGAAGCCGCTGAATTAACTTATGTTTACGGCGCGCCCTCTGCCCGCGACGGGGTGACGGTATGAAGCCGTTCGCGGGCCGCCTGCTGACCAGCCGGGTCAGCCTCGACGCGGCCGGCGATCCCGTCGCCTGGATCGCGCTCGCCATCCACAAGGGAGGCCGTTCAGCGGCGCTCGCCGTGCCGACCTATTCGTGCCGGCCCGTGACCGAGGGAGGCCGGAATGGCGACTGAGCGCAACATCGTCCACCCTCCCGCCCTTCAGGCGGGCAAGGCCGCGACCAAGGCGCTGATCCGGGCCGCCGGCGGGCAGGAGGAAGCGGCGCCGCTGACCGGCCGCTCGCAGCCCCGGCTCTCCTCCTATTGCGGGCCCAACACCGACGCCTTCATCCCGGTCGACGCGGTCGCCGCGCTCGAGGCGGTGACCCACGGCCATCCCGGCCATCCCCACGTCACCCGCTGGCTCGCCCGCGAGGCGGGCTACGCGCTGCTGCCGCTGTCTCGCTTCCGGTCGGCCGCCACGGGCGAGCTCCACCGCGCGGTCGGGCGGGTCGCCAAGGAGGCCAATGACGTCGTCGCGACGACCTGCGAGGCGCTGGCCGACGGCAAGCTCGACAAGGCCGAGAGCCGCCGCAAGCGCATCATCCCCAATATCGACGAGGCGATCGACCGGCTGTGCGAGCTGCGCTGCCTGGTCGTCGAGATCGAGGAGGGGGCGTAATGGCGGGGACCTATCACGGCCAGCCCGTCGGCGACGACGTTCCTCCGACGGTCCGGTCGCCCGACGCGGCCGAGATTTTCGGCCGGATGACCGCCGCCCAGCGGCTCGACCTCATCGGGTTGTACGAGCGCTGGCCGTGGCCCGCGGAGCTGCCCGTGGCGGAGCGGATCGGCGGCTTCAGCCAGGCTGGGCTTCTGGCCGAGGCTGCGGGCCCGAACGGTACGCGCCTGTGGAGGCTGACCGCGCTCGGCTACCGAGTGCTCGGCCATGCGCTGGAGTGGCGGGACGGGTTCGACAGGCTCAGGGCGGTGGGAGGGCAAGGCTGATGGCCGCGCGGCCCTTCCGTCCCGACTCCGAAGCTTCTTCGGAGACGATGCCCCCCGGCTTCGGCTTCGCGAGCCTGCCGCAAAAGCCGCTGCCGCCGCTCGAGCCGGGACCCTGGGCGCTGACCTGCGAGGCGGTTGAGGCGTGGATGGCGAAGGCCAGGACCGGCGACAGCCTGGTCTATGCCCGCGGGCGGGGGCTGCTCCAGAGCGGCGGGGTCCGCCGGCTCCAGGAGCTTCACGACCGCGGCTCCGTCACCTTCACGACCCGGCGGATGGGAGCGGACGACTTCGCCTTCATCGCCGAGCGGCTGGCCGGCGACACCCGGCCGTCCGAGCGGGCGATGCTGACGGTCCGGGGCCGCTCGGCGGAGACGGACGACGAGCTGGCCATGCTGATGGCGGTGCTCCGCCGGCGCGTGGCGAAGGGCCGGACCTGCGGGACCAACCGCGAGCTCGGCGCCGACATGGGCGACGTCGGGCCCGACCGGGTCGCCTATCTGCTCGGCCTGCTGATCCGCGAGCGCAAGATCGAGGTCGAATCCCTGGCCAAAGGCGTGCGGGTGGTCACCCTCCTCGCCACCGGGAAGCAGACGGCGAGGTCCGAATGACCGGCGCCCAATCCCATTCCCAAAGCGCGGGCTGCCCCCCTCCCACCTTCCCCGGGACCGGCAGCCCGCGCCTCGGCGCCGGGGCCGCGAACCGCCCCCTCCGCACCCCGGCGCCAACCCCCATGCGGATCGCGACGAAGGGATCGGGGCGGTGAGCGCCGCGAACGCGCTCGACGTCCGGGCCGTGGCAGTGGCCGCAGAGGAAGAAAGCGAGGCGCCCCGGGACAGGCAGGAGTCGCCGACGGTGGGCGAGGCGGAGGCGTCCCGGCTCTCGCCCCCCGAGGCGGGCGGAACCGGGCTCGCGGTCGAGGCGAGCGTCCGGGCGGAGGCGCTGGAGTCCGGCGAACGGCGGCGCGTGGCCCGCTCCACCGGCCACAGCGTTACGCTCGACCTGAGGCCGACGGTGGGCGAGCGGATCGCGAGCCTGCTGGTCGAGACTCCCGCGGACGTCATCCGTCTCTGCGCCCGGCAGTGGCCGGCTTTGTGGCAGCGTGTGCTTGCGCAGGCCCGCGAGGAGCAGGTCCGGCCCGGACCGATGCTGATGACTGTGATCGAGCGGGGGCTCGATGCCATGGCCGACCAGGCCCTTCACCCGGCTCCATCTCCGATGGAGCCGAACCCGTGATCCAGCCTTACCCCCTCGTCTGGCCGGACGGCCTGCCCCGCACCGAGCGGCGGGTCTCGTCGCAATTCCGGTCCACTCTTGCCAGTGCGCTTAGCAATGTCCGCAAGTCGCTGGAGATGTTTGGCAGCGACAGCGGCAAGCCGGTCACCGAGATCGTCCTTTCGTCGAACGTGGGCGGCCTGACCTGGGAACCGCCGAAGGATCCGGGGGTCGCCGCCTGGTTCGTCTGGGACGGCGGCCAGCGCTGCATCGCCGTCGACCGCTATCCCAAGCCCGAGGACAATCTCCAGGCGATCCACCACATCCTCGAGGCGCGGCGCACCGAGATGCGCCACGGCGGGCTGCACATCGTCCGCCAGACCTTCAAGGGCTTCGTCGCGCTGCCGGCGCCGCCGGGGCGGAGGCCGTGGCGCGAGGTGCTGGGCCTGCCCCCCGGACCGGTCACCCGCCCGCAGATCGACGCGGCCTATCGCGAGCGGGCCCAGACGGCGCATCCCGACCGCGGCGGCACCGCCGAAGCCATGGCCGCCCTGACCGCCGCGCGCGACGAAGGCCGGAGGGCGATCGATGGCTGACGCCTTCTCCGATCTCCCCGAGGTCGAGGCCGGGTGCCGGATGCCGAGCGCGCACGCGATCGCGCTCAGCGACAGGGCTGCTCATGAGGCGGCACGGTGGGGCAGCCAGGCCCTGCTCAAGGCCCTGTTCCGCTATTTCGCCAAGCATCATCCGCCGGCGGCGGGGGAGGGGCTGTGAGGCACGCCGCCCCCTCGGCCGACTCGTCGGCGGCGCCGCCGCTCGACTATCTCGACTTCATCCGGGCCAAGGCGGTTCGGGCGCCCGAGCTCGGGCTTCCGGTCGCGTCGGGGGCCGTCAACCCATTGCTCCATCGCCACCAGCCGGTGCTGGTCAAATGGATGGTGGAGGGCGGACGGCGGGCGCTGTTCGCCAATTTCGGCCTCGGCAAGACGATGATCCAGCTCGAGGTCCTCCGCCTCATTACCGATGAGGCGGGCGGGATCGGGCTGATCGTCATCCCGCTCACCGTGGTCACCGAGTTCAAGCGTGATGCCGCGAAGCTCGGCATCGACGTCCTGTTCGTCCGGACGACGGCCGAGATCGAGGCGGCTCTCGCCGGCGGCTTTTCCGGTCTGTTCCTGACCAACTACGAGAGCGTGCGCGAAGGCAAGATCGACACGTCGATCCTGACCGCCGTGTCGCTCGACGAGGCCTCCTGCCTGCGGGGGATGGGCGGGACGAAGACCTTCCGCGAGTTCATGACCCTGTTCCCGCGGGTCCGGTACCGCTTCGTCGCGACGGCGACGCCCTCGCCCAACGAATATGTCGAGCTGCTCGCCTACGCCGCCTTCCTGGGCGTGATGGACATCGCCCAGGCCAAGACCCGCTTCTTCCGGAGGAACAGCGAGAAGGCCGACGAGCTGACGCTGCACCCCCACAAGGAGGACGAGTTCTGGCTGTGGGTGAACAGCTGGGCGGCGTTCGTCCAGAGGCCGTCCGACCTCGGCTTCTCCGACGAGGGCTACGAGCTGCCGCCGCTCGACGCGCGCTGGCACGAGGTGGCCAGCGATCACTCGGCGGCCGGGCTTGAGGGACGCCAGCACCTGCTGCTCAAGAAGGACGCGATCGGGATCGTCGAGGCAAGCCGGGAGAAGCGCGACAGCATCGGGGCTCGGGTCGCCAAGATGATGGAGCTCCGGGCCGAGGATCCCGGCGCTCACCGCCTGCTGTGGCACGACCTCGAGGACGAGCGGCGGGCGATCGAGGCGGCCGTTCCCAACGCGGTTTCGATCTACGGATCGCAGGATCTCGATACGCGCGAGCGGGCGATCATCGCCTTCTCCGACGGCGAGGTCGGAGAGCTTGCGGCCAAGCCGGTGCTGGCCGGATCGGGCTGCAACTTCCAGCGCCATTGCGCCTGGGCGATCTTCCTCGGCGTCGGCTTCAAGTTCAACGACTTCATCCAGGCCGTCCACCGGATCCAGCGATTCCTGCAGACCCGGCCGGTCAGGATCGACCTCATCCATACCGAGGCCGAGCGGGCGGTGCGCGCGGAGCTCGAGCGCAAGTGGCGCGACCACGACCGGATGTGTGCCCGGATGAGCGAGCTGATCCGCAGATACGGGCTCGGCCTGAAGAGCGCCGTCGCTGCGTTCGAGCGGACGATCGAGACGGGCGTCGCCGAGGAAGTCGAATATTCAGCCGAGGCGTTGCCCTTCGTTGGAGAGCCGGACGTCTTTACGCCGTCGTGGCAGGTCTGGCGCGACGACGCGGTTCTGAGGACGGCGAAGCTGCCCTCGGACAGCGCCGGCCTGGTGGTGACGTCGATCCCCTTCTCGACCCAGTACGAATACACCCCCTGCTACAACGATCTCGGCCATTCGAGCGGGCTCGACGAATTCTTCGACCAGATGGGCTATCTGACCCCGGAGCTGCTCCGAATTCTCCAGCCGGGCCGGAGGCTGGCCGTCCACGTCAAGGACCGGGTGGTGGAGAGCGGCCGGACCGGGCTCGGATTCCGCACCGTCGAGCCGTTCCACGCGCGCTGCATCGACCATTACCGGTCGCACGGCTTCGCCTATCTCGGGATGATCACGATCGTCACCGACGTCGTGCGCGAGAATGCCGGCACCTACCGGCTGGGCTGGTCCGAGCAGTGCAAGGATTCGAGCGGGATGGGCGTCGGCCTGCCCGAATATCTGCTTCTGTTCCGCAAGGCCCCGAGCGACCGGTCGAACGGCTATGCCGACGTCCCGGTGGCGAAGGCCAAGCCGAAGGTCCGGCTGCAGGAGTCCGGGGAGGAGGTCCCCTGGGACGACGCCCTGATCCGGAGCCGGGCGGCGAGGCCGGCGGAAGGGTCGGGCTACAGCCGGGCGCGCTGGCAGACCGACGCCGCCGGCTACTGGCGCAGCTCGGGCGACCGGACCCTGACGGCCGAGGACCTGGTCGGGCTGCCGTGGAAGAAGCTCTATCGCCTGTTCCGGGGCTGGTCCTACGGAAACGTCTACGACCATGAGGGGCATGTCGCGCTGATGGAGGCGGTCGAAAGCCGCTGGTCGCTTCCGCCCGACTTCGCTTTGATGCCGGTGCAGTCCTGGCATCCCGAGGTGTGGACCGACGTCGCCCGCATGCGCGGCGCCAATACCGAGCAGTCGCACCGGGCCCGCGAGCAGCATCTGTGTCCCTTGCCCTACGACATCGTCGACCGGGCGATCCTCAACTGGAGCAATCCCGGCGATCTCGTCTTCGACCCGTTCGGCGGGCTGATGACCGTGCCTCTGCGCGCCGTCCGGCACGGCCGGAGGGGCGCCGCGGTCGAGCTCAACCCCGGCTATTTCGCCGACGGCGTGCGGCTGCTCCGCGAGCAGGATGCGGGGCGGGCGACGGCCGGTCTGTTCGACCTGATCGACGCGGAGAAGGACTCGGCCGAGGACGTCGGCGACCTTCCCGGCGAAGCGCTGGAGGCGGCGGAATGACCGGTGCGCTCGAACGCTCGTCGTCAGCTCGGGCAAGCTGCGCGATTTCGTCCGTCGGGAGAGGGATCGGCGCCGTGACCTCTGACCCCGAATGGCTGGACCGCCGGCATCGCTCGCTGAAGAGCCGCTTCCGCGCGGCGATCCGCGACGCGGCCGCCGCCACCAACCCCGTCGATCGCGCCGACGCTCTCGACCGGGCCGAAGATGCCGGCGCTTTGTGCCGCGAGATCGAAGACCGGATGGGGATGAAGCGATGACCGATAAGCCCGAACTGCTGGCGTGTCCGCTGTGCAACTCACCCGGCGAAATGTGGGAACCGGGCAAGGGACGGTTCTCAGCGCGCTGCTCAAATCGCCTTTGTGGCTGCGCGCCTCGTCTTGCCTTCAGCCGAGAAGAGGCGGTCGAACTCTGGAACACCCGCCCCACCCCGGCTCTACCGGACGAGCGGGTGAAGCTGGTCGAGCGGCTACTAGCGGCCGCAAAGTACGGCGAGTCGATCACGCGGCACGGCCAGCTGTTTTACGGCAGCGCTGTGCATGTGAAGCTGTTCGAGGAAGCCGCCACCGCCCTCACCACCCCCATCGCTCCTCTAGCGGACGAGGGGATATTGCCGCCGCTCCAGCCCGGCGACTGTGAACATTGCGGGCATGATCATCCTGCCTATTCGCCTTGCGTTGATCCCCCGGCTTGGGAGCCATGCTACGAAATGGACGGCTCAGTTGAGCCGCCGACTCGCGCTAAGCCGACCACCCCCTCCCCAGCCCCCGTTGCGGACGAGGAGGCGGTAGAGCGGGGAGTACGGGCTGCTTACCAAGACTGGCCGATGCGGGCGATCAGCAAGGCGCTTGCCGAGGGTGCGGGCGTCGCCCTTGGCGAACCGATCCCCTATGAGCGCGCGCTGGAGATGGGAGCCGACCTTTCCGGCCTTCGCCGCACTGTTCGCGCCGCCCTCGCCTCCACAGGCGCCCCACCCCTCCCGCTTCACGACCCCCTGATCCGATCCCTGAAATATGCGGTCTCCGAGCTGCGCAACACCACCGTCAAGCAACCTCGCCAAGTCGCCGACGATCTGGAGAAGCATGTCTGCGATCTCACCGGACTTAATGTTGAGGAGATATGGACGTGAGCGCTCCAGTCTCCGGCTATGTTCTCGTACCGATAGAGGTGCTGGAGGAACTGGCGGACCAGCTTGAGCACGAGTGCGCCTGTCCGCCTTGCGAAGGATCGATGGCTCCGGCCGAACATGCTCTTGGTGTAACTCGTCGCATCCTCGCCGCCGTTCCCAAGCCTTCCGGCTCCACCCCCGGCCCCCGCGCTGAATCGGCCCGAAGCGGAGACGAGCCTTGACCCGCCGCCGCCGGCCGAGGTCGCCGAACCTGTGCCGGGCGGGGTGCGGGCGAGAGATCCCGCTCTGGATGCGGCTGTGCAAGCCCTGCTTCCGGCGGCTGCCCTTCCCGCAGCGCCAGGCGATCGCCCGCGCCGGCGAGGACAAGGCGCCGCACCTGGTCGCCGCCCTCGCCGCCGAGGCGGCGGAGTGGCTGAAGCGCAATCCGGAGCACCAAGGCCCTTGCGGGGCACGGGCCGACGGCGGCGCCCCCGAAGAGGAGGCGGCCGAGTGACCGACTTCGAGCGCCTGCGCACGAGCCGTCCCGTGGACGCCCTCGCCGGTCGCCAGCTCGCCCGCGGCATCGAGTGGGTGCCAGCCCATCGCGGCAATCCGGACAAGTGGCACTGGGACGCGCCGCCCAACCACCTGCTCATGCCGGTCCCGCGGAACGGGCATCGGGGGGCCTTCGCCGACCTGACCGGCCGGAAGGTCGGCCGGCTGACCGTCGCCGGATTCCTCGGCAAGCCCAACCGCAAGGTGAAGGCGCGCTGGCTCGTCCGCTGCCTCTGCGGCGATTACGAGGCCCGGAGTGCCCGGGCGATCACGAATCCGGCCAATGGCGACGATTGCTGCGAGAAATGCGCCTATTTCGCGCGGGTCAAGCGCGGCCGCGGCAAGGGGGCCCTGCCGGGTGATCGCCCGGCTCCATCCGCGATGGAGACGAACTTGTGACGGCCGACCAGTCCCTGCGCGAGACGATCGCCCGGGGCGTCTACGACGCCCGGCCGTTCCGGATCGCCCGGAGCGGCGGGGTAATGGAGATGATGGTCGCCGAGCAGGCTCTGGCCTGGGAGGCGGCGCCCGGCTGGTACCGCGCCGAATGCCTGGAGATCGCCGACGCCGTCCAGGCGCGGATGCTGCTCGCCCAGAATTGCGAAGCGGAGGCCCGGCTCGACCAGGCCGCCGACGCGGCGCGGAGGGCGGCGTGAAGGCGCAGCGGACGAACCCCGTCCGGATCCGGCTTTCGCGGGCCAAGGGCTGGCGACTGCCCGAGGGCGCCGTGGTCGTCGCCCGGCCGGGCAAATGGGGCAATCCGTTCGTCGTCGGCCGCGACGGCACCCGAATCCAGTGCGTCGCCATGTTCGCCATACTGGCTAGCGGCTTCATCGCGATCGTCGAGCAGCCGGACGTCGACGCGCAGCTCGATCTGTGGCGACGGCTTCGGGGCAGGTCGATCAAGGCCCTGGCGGGCCGCGATCTCGCTTGCTGGTGCCCGCTGGACGGGCCCTGCCACGCCGACGTGCTGCTCTGGCTCGCCAACGGGGATCGAGCGCATCCGCTCGCCGACGTAGAGATCGAGTTGCCGCGCATCCGGATCGGGATGGCGGCGCGAAGCCTGTTGAAGGCGCGCGCGAGGAAGGCGGCCGTCAATGGCTGAACGGACCCTCCCACCTCGCCTCCGAGTCGTCGCCGGGCCCGGCTATTGGAGCGCTCGCGCCGTGATGAAGCGGGCGGCCTGGGCCGCCGCCGCCCATGGCGGCGCGGCCGACGAGGAGGCGATCGTCGCGGAGCTGGTGCGGAGGACTCCGCGCCGGGGCATGCGCAAGCGCCTGGCCCACGAGCTCGGGCTCAGCACGGCGCAGCTCAGCGGAGTGATCAGCCGCCGGATTCCGGTCTCGCGAAGGCTGGCCGAGCGCCTCGGCTACCAGCTGGTCGCAGTCAAGGCCGAGCGCCGCTTCGAGCGGGTCGGCTGAGCCGTGTCGGGCGGGGGTGAGAGCCGGGGGCGTAGTGCGCCCGCCGGCCGGAGAGGCGACCGCCCCAATCCCCTCCTCGAGGCGGCGCTCGACTTCGCCCGGCGCGGGTGGCCGGTCATGCCGTGCAGCATGGCGGACAAGCACCCGCTCCTCCCCAAGGACAAGGACGCGGCCGGCAAGCCGGTGCCGAGATCCGGGGGGCTGAGCAAGGCGAGCTGCGATGCGGCGACGATCCGGGCCTGGTGGGGGATCAAGTGGCCGCTGGCGATGATCGGGCTGGCGACGGGGCACGGGCGGCTGTTCGTCGTCGACTTCGACCCCCGCGTCGAGGAGGTCACCGATCCCGAGACCGGGGAGGTCACCGGCACCCGCGAATGGACGCTCGAGCAGCTCAAGGCCGAGCTCGAGGCGCAGATCGGCGGCGCCTTGCCGCCGACCCTGGCGGCCATGACTCCGTCGGGCGGGGTCCACCTCTATTTCCTCTGGCCCGACGACGGCGGCGAGCCGATCCGCAACCGGGGCAACCTGCCCGAGCATGTCGACGTCCGGGGCCTGGGCGGCTACGTCGTCGCCCCGCCGAGCGTGATGGAGGACGGCCGGCGCTACCGTTGGCTCCGAGGGCTCGGGCCGGACGACGTCGCGATCGCGGACGCGCCGGCGGCTCTGGTCGAGATCCTGCGATCGCCGAAAAGGGGCGCCCTGGGCGCCCAGGAGCGCCGCCAGGCGCCGACCGGCGCGCCGGCGGGGGTCGAGGCCGTCGCGGACGAGGCGGTGCGCAAATACGCTTTGGCGGGCCTCGACGCCGAGCTTCAGGCGGTGCGGGGCGCGGGATCCGGCCGGAGGAACGCCCAGCTCAACGAGAGCGCCCTCAAGATCGCCTCGCTGGTCGCCGCGGGGGCGCTCGACGCTACCCTCGCCCGGTTCAGCCTCGAGGCGGCGGCGCGCGACAATCCCGGGCGCGATTCGGACGCGCAGCTGATCGCGACGATCGAGAGCGGCTGGTCCGCAGGGATGAACGCACCGCGCGACCTCGCAGAGGTCGCTCAATCCGCACGGCTCCGGGGGGGCCGTGCCCGCGGGGCGTCCTCGCGGTCGTCCTCCGGCGCGCCCCCGCGCCCCCCTGCCCCCGCGCCCCCGCGACGATCGCGAAGTTCCGGCGACCCTTCCGGTCCGGAAGCCCTGGCTCGCCAAATGACAGACGAGGGGTCCGGGGAATCGTTCGGCGCCGAGGGGCTGCGTGAGCTCGGCGAGGCCGACGTCTGGCGGCTCCGGCGCATCGCTTCGGCCTGGCTGGCTGGGCGGCTGGAGCGGGTCGAGCGGAGCCGGGACGCGCTGACGGCGCTGGCATGGGGGATCGGGCGCAGGGTGTCGGCCGGGCTGCTCGACGAAGGCGAGGCCAAGGAGGCGATCTGGCCGGCCTGCGAGGACGTCGCCGACGTCTCCCACGCCGATATCGACCGGGCGATCGAGGACGGGATGGCGCGCGGCTTCGATCCGGGGCCGGTCCTGGCCGACCTCGGCTGCGCGCTCCGGCCGATGACCGATTTCGGCCTCGCCGAGCGGTTCCTCGAACGGCACGGCGACCGGTTCCTGTTCACCACGGCCAAGGGCTGGCTGGGCTGGGACGGGCGGGTGTGGAAGGTGCTCGACCAGGACAAGGAGACCCTTCCCGCCCCGCTCATCGCCGCGGTCTTCGGCACGATCCGCGACGTCCAGCGCGAGGCGCGGCGGATCGCCGAGACCGGGATCAAGTTCGCTCTGGTCGACAAGGGCAGGCAGAAGGAACTCGATCTCGGCGAGGAGGCCGTCCACGCGCTCGATCACTGGGTTCCGGTCGGGCGCGGCTGGAAGCGCTTCTCGACGATGCTGGCGGCCTGGGGGCGGCAGTGCGAGCAGGCGGGCAAGCCGGCCGCGATTGCGAACCTGGTGCGGGGCACTCCCGGGCTCGACCGGGACAAGTGGCTGACCGTGGCGATCGAGGATTTCGACCGCGAGAAGCTCGCCGTCAACGTGCTCAACGGGACGCTCCGGTTCGAGATCGAAGGGCGGGCCGGGCCCGATTCCGTTCCGGTGGCGTCGGTCCGGCTCGACCCGCACCGGCGGGAGGACCGGCTGACCCGGATCGCGGCCGTCGCCTACGATCCGAAGGCGGTCTGCCCGCTCTACGACGCCATGTTCGAATGGGCCCAGCCTCTGGCCCAGATGCGGCGCTATCTCCACCAGATCGGCGGCTATGCGGCGACGGCCGACACCGGCGAGCAGAAGCTGTGGTTCAACTACGGGCGGGGCGGCAACGGCAAGTCGACCGCGATCGACAGCTGGTGCTCGGCGCTCGGCGACTATTCCGGGACGATCGGCATCGAGAGCTTCCTCGACCAGGGGGTGAAGAAGCGCGGCGACCAGGCGACGCCGGACCTCGCCCGGCTGACCGGGGTGAGGATGCTGAGGGCCTCCGAGCCCGAGCGGGGCGCCAAGCTCAACGCCGCTTTGGTCAAGGCGGCGACGGGGGGCGAGCCGATGGCGGTGCGGGCGCTGCACCGGGGGTTCTTCGATCTCCAGCCGCAGTTCAAGCTGCTGATGAGCGGCAATTCCAAGCCCGACATACCCGACACGGACGAGGGCATCTGGCGGCGGATGAAGCTGGTCCCCTGGCTCCGCAACATCGACAAGCCGGAGGAGTGGCCGGAGGAGGACCGGGCGAGCTGGCCCGACAAGGATCCCAAGCTGCTCGACAAGATCAAGGCGGGCGAGCTTCCGGGCGTGTTCAACCGGCTGGTCGCGGGCCTGTGCGACTGGCTCGAGCACGGGCTGGTCGAGCCGGCCGAGGTCAGCGCGGCCACCCAGGCCTATCGCGACCAGAGCGACCCGCTCGCCCGCTTCCTCAGCCTGTGCACCGAACCGGCGCCGAAGGACGAGCGGGTGAAGTCGAGCGAGCTCCACGCCGTGTTCGAGGCCTGGTGCAAGGCGGCCGGCGAGAAGGCGTGGAGCGCCAAGGGCTTCGCCAACGCGATGATCGACAAGGGCTTCACCAAGACCCGCAGCGACGGGATGCGATGGGAGGGGCTGAGGCTGGTTCGGAGCGTGTCCGACTTCGTCGATTCAGAGGGGAGGGTGCTGGAGACCCTGCCCGATCTCGATGCGGCCGAGCCTCAGAAGCCGCTCTGGCCCGGGGGGACGGGCGGGACCGGGCCGCCCAGGCGCGGCCGGATGGCATCGCTCGACGACGATGACGAGGGGCTGCCGATCTGATCCCATCTTTCCGGACGGAAGGATGGCGGAACCGTCGGTGGAAGCGAGAAGACGCGGATTTCTGCGGCTTTGGAAGGGTTGGAAGCTTGGGCGCGAGGTTGGATCATATGTGCGGGCATGCGGGCGTGCGCAGGTGGAGAAAATGAAGGCTTATGCTTCCAATCCTTCCAGTCTTTCCGGATGCTTGAATTAAAGGAGTATGTTCAGTGGTTTATGAAAGTTCGGGTAGCGGAAGGGTCGAGGTCGGGGGTTCCGATGGCGGAAGGGTCGGCGAGACCGGCGCTGCCTTCTGGAGCTATGACGCGGTCGAGGCGCGGCTGGTGGAGGCGGTGCGGTGCCGGTGGCGGATGTCGGGCGGCGGGCGCTGGCCCTTCGCCGGGGACGGGCCGTGGCATCTGATCCCGAAGGCGGCTCGGGCTGAGACGCTCGCCGACTTCCTGCTCGACCAGGCGCAGATGGGCCGGGACGAGGCGCCGCGGGAGGGGCCGCCGTCGCGCGCCGAGATCGGGGCGATGGAGGAGGCCGAGGAGTGGCTGACCTATGTGGAGGACGACGGGCAGAGGGTGGCGCTCGCCGGTGGGCTGATCGACCGGACGAAGGGGCGCAAGCGGGTGGGGTGGAAGGCTCTTCGCGACCGGCTCGGCGAGGCGGTGACGCCGGCGGGGCTGGAACGGCGCTACGCGCGGGCGGTGGCGCTGATCGCGGGGGTGCTGAACGCGACGGCGGGGGGTGGGGTCAGTAATCTGGATCGCGGGTTGGGGCGGTTGCCGGAGGATGTTCGGCGGGTTGTCGAGCGTCTGAAAATGGCGGAAAACTGCGGCGGTAGGCTGTCAAGCCCAGAAATGATCGAACGATGAATTTTAGGGTGTTGGTCTACGGGGCTGAAAGCGCCTATTTCTCGATATATTGGGCGAACCCGTTTGCACAGGGGGTTTCCCGTCGGATGGAGGATGGAGATGCGCGGCTTCTGACCTTGGGCGGGCCGGCCTTCGGGCCTCCCGCATGGTCGGGGGGTGCCCTTGGGTCCTTCCTGAGACCTAAACCGTATGCGGGGACCGAAGGCGCGGCGCGTTCGGCTGTGCGATATTTTTTCCGCGCTTGCTGTTGTTCTTCCGGTTTCGGTTTCAACGTCTTAGCCTTGGCGCACGGTGGAGCAGCGGCAGCTCGTCTGGCTCATAACCAGAAGGTCGCGGGTTCAAGTCCCGCCCGTGCAACCAGGCCGAGGTCCGGCCGGTGAGGGGGAACCTCGCGGATCTGGCGGCGACGGGGCTGGCGAGCGAGCCGACGCTGAGGAAGTGGATCGCGGCGGAGCCCGACCAGCCCTGGATATTGAAGCGCGGATCGAACGGCGACGCCTATGAGATCGACCTCGCCGGAGCGGCCAAGGCGTTCCGGACGCGCGAGGCGGCAAAGGCGGAGGAAGCGCGCAGGCGCGCCGACGACCTTCGCCAGTTCGGCCTCGAGCTCGGGCTGAGCGGCGGCGAGGAATCGACCGCCGAGATATCGATCGCGGAGCGAAAACAACTCCTCGAGGAGGAGCTGGTCGCGATAAAGCTGGCGAGGCTGCGCGGCGAGCTGGTGCCCTATGCCGAGGTCCAGTCGGCGATCGGCGACGTGCTGGTCAAGGTCGGCCAGCGGATGCGGACCTTCTCCGGCCGGCTGGCGAAAAAGATCGACCTGACGCGCGAGCAGATCGCCGCCATCGACCGGCTGATGGAGGCCGACCGGGGCGAGCTCGCCGATCAGATGGAGAAGGCGGAGAAAAGGATTGGCGAGCGCGGCTCAGATCCCGGCGGGACGGACGGCGCCGAGGGTGCCGCCCCCGCGGTGGAGGATACCGCCGTTTAGGACGGCCGCGGAACTCCTGCGCAGCCAGGCCCATCTGCTTCGTCCTCGGGAGAAGCTCAGCGTCAGCGCGTGGGCGATCAAGCATCAGGGCTTCGATCCGGAAGTGCTGCCTTGGGCGCCGGAGGTGATGGATTCGCTGAGCGATCCGAGCACCGCCGAGACAGGGCTGATGGGGCCTAGCCAGGGTGGCAAGACGACGATAGGCTTGGCCTGGACCGGGTGGATCATCGACACGGATCCGGATGAGACCCTGATCGCGCAGCCGAGCCAGAACCTGGCGCAAGTGTTCGTCGAGACCCGGGTCAACCCGATGATCGACAATACCGAGGCGGTGAAGGCCAAGCTTTCGCCGGACCTCAACGCCAACAATCTGTGGCTAAAGAAATTCCGGGGGATGCATCTCTTCTCGGTCTGGCCGGTGGCGGCGCAGTTCGCGCAGCGTCCGGTCCGCTACGCCTGGCTCGACGATTACGACCAGTTCCCCGACGACATCGAGGGGCAGGGATCGGCGATTACCCTCGCGGGCGGGCGCGACGCTTCGTTCGAAGGGCGCGAGAAGAAGTTCGTCTCCTCGTCGCCGGCGGACGACCAGGGCGGCAAGACCGAGGCCTTCGTCGCCGGCGGCACCGACGAAAGGCTGAGGCCCGAATGCCCGTCCTGCGGGGACCGGTGGGAGATCGACCTTCTCCGCGACCTTAGGTTCGACGTCAAGGCGGGGCCGGACGAGGCGGAGACGACGGCGCATGTGGTGTGCGGCGCCAACGGCTGCATCCTCGAGCCGAAGGACCGGCGGGCCCTGCTGAGGAGCCTGGAGACGCTGCCGGCGCACGGCTTCGTCGCGGCGAACGACAAGGTGTCGAAGCGCCGGCGGACGTTCCGGATCGACGGGCTGATGGCCCTGACGAGCTGGCCGAAGCTGGCCCGGCTGTGGCGCGAAGCGCAAATCGAATGGGAGGTCCGGCAGGACGAGACGTTGCTTCGGACCTTCGTCAACACGAAGGCGGGCAAGAATTACCGGTCGCAGCTGAGCGGCGAGAAGCCGCTCGACGCCGAGACCCTGAAGCTCCGCCGCGAGAAGGGCTGGATGGCCGGGGCGATCCCGGCGGGCGTCAAGGTGTGGGGCATTCAGATCGACGTCCAGCACAACCGGGTCGAGTGCCAGGCCTTCGGGTGGGGCGACGGGCTGGAAGGATGGCTGATCAAGCGCTGGCCGATCGACGTGCTCGACGACGGGCTGACCACGCTGGCGCCGTTCAGCCATCCCGAGCACAGCGCGGTGCTGCTGCCCTTGTTCAACCTGCGGATGCCGCTCGCCGACGGATCGGGCCTGTCGCCGCCGCCGCTGACCGTGCAGCTCGACGTCGGCGGCGGCGGCGCCAAGGGCGAGGGGGCGACCGAGTTCGCCAAGGCGTTCTGGAACGCGGCCCGCGCGCTCGGAATCCACCGGTCGCGGATCACCCTGACCAAGGGCGGCAACCGGCCGACCGCGGACCTGATGCCCCGGGCGAAGTTCGCCGACCAGAAAAGGCGCGGCGGGGCGAAGAAGACGTCGGCCGAGCTGTGGATTCCGAACGTCCACCGGCTGAAGCACATCGTCGACGCCCGGCTGCGGCGTACGGATCCGGGGCCCGGCTATATCCACCTGCCCGGCGGCAAGACCGGCGGCGGGGCGCTTCGGCGCGGGCAGGACGAGAATGCAACGGGCCGGCTGCTCGACGAGCACGTCGAGGAGATCACGGCCGAGGAGCTGCAGAAGGGCCGTTGGGTCAAGGTGCGGCCCCGCAACGAGACCTGGGACCTGCTGGTCGCGGCCTATGCCTCAATCCTCCGCCCGCCCTTCGCGCAGTCGCGCACCCACATGCGGTGGGTGCCGGCGGCGTTCCGGGTGCCGGAGCAGGAAGGCGGCCAAAGCGATACTTTGGACGAGCGGGACAAGGCGGGGACGAAGGCGGCAGCACAGGCGAAGGCGGCGACCGCCCCGGCACTGCCGCCCGCGGCACCCGAGGCCACGCCAACTCCCCCGCTGAAGGCGCAGCGGTTGAATAGGAAATCCTGGGTCAAGCCGCCTCGGGGCGGCCGTTGGCTCGACCGGAGACGCTGAAACATGGCCTGGACACAGAGTGATCTCGACCGGATCGACGCGGCGATCGCCAGCGGGGTGAGAAAGGTCACGTTCGCCGATGGGCGGCAGACCGAATATCACGACCTGAATGCGATGATGGCGGCCCGCCGGGTCGTTGCAACGCAGCTGAAGATGGCCGCGGAGAGCACCAGCGGTGCCATCCGCCGCCGCTTCGCGGCCTACCGAAGCGGGGTCTAAGGATGAGGCAGCGAAGCATCCTCGACCGTGCGATCGCCGCGGTGGCACCGGGCGTCGCGCTCGAGCGCGAGCGGGCCCGGCTGCGCCTGGCGATGGTCGACAAGACCCGGGCCGAGTTCGACGGGGCCACGCTTGGCCGCCGCTCGCTGGGCTGGCGCAGGTCGCTGCGCAGCGCCAACGGCGAGCTGACGCCGGCAGTGATGGCGGCGCTGCGGGGAGTCTCGCGCGACCTGGTGCGCAACAACCCCTACGCGGCGCGGGGGAAGCAGGCGTGGGCCGAGCATCTCGTCGGAACGGGGATCACGTTCCAAGTCTACCGGCGCGGCCCGGACGGCAAAACTGCGATCGATACGAAGCTGAACGATCTGGCGCGCCGCCATTTCGACACGACCGCCTGCGATGCCGAGGGCCGGCACGACCTTTACGGGCTGCAATTGCAGGCCGCCGGGACGATGGTCGAGAGCGGCGCAGCGCTGATGCGGCGGCGGTGGCGGAAGCTGGGCGAGGGCTTGCCCCTGCCGTTCCAGCTGCAGCTGCTGGAGCCCGACTATATCGACATGAGCAAGGACGGCCCGCTCGACAGCGACGGTCGGCACCAGGTCAACGGGATCGAGTTCGAAGCGAGCGGAAGGCGCAAGCAATATTGGATGAGGGCTGCGCACCCCGGCGAAAAGCGCCTGTTCCTGTTCGAGACGAAGGCGGTGCCGGCGGAGGACGTGGTGCATTGCTTCCGGGCGGACCGGCCCGAGCAGCAGCACGGCGTGCCCTGGTTCGCTCCGGTGATCATGCGGATGCGCGACTTCGCGGATTTCGAGGACGCGCGACTGATGCGCGAGAAGATCGCATCGTGCTTCTCGGTGTTCACCACCGATGCCGAGGGGGAGATCGGCGACTCGACGGCGACTCCGACGAGCCCGGACGGTGGCGACGGTGACATGATCGAGGCGCTCGAGCCGGGGATCATCGAGCATCTGCCGCCGGGGCGCGACGTCAAGTTCGCCAATCCCCCCGGCGTCGAGGGGTATCTCGACTTCTCGCGGGTGAGCCTCAGGGCAGTCGGCGCTGGCCTGCTCGGCCTGCCCTACGAGGTGCTGACCGGGGACCTGTCGAACGTCAGCTTCATCTCGGGCCGGCTCGGGCGGATCGGCTTCAACCGGTCGGTGTCGACGATCCAGTGGCTGACCTTCATCCCGCAGTTCTGCGAGGGGGCGGCGCGCTGGTTCCTCGATGCCGCAGCCCTGATCGGCGAGAATGTCGAAGGGGTCTATTTCGAATGGACGACGCCGCGGATCGAGATGACCGATCCGGCGAGCGAGGTTCCGGCGATCCGCGACGCGATCCGCTCGGGCCAGATGAATTTGAGCGAGGCGATCCGCGAGCGCGGCATCGACCCCGACCGCCATTTCGCGGAGCGTCAGACCGACAATGCCATGCTGGATCGGCTCGATCTCGTGCTCGACAGCGATCCCCGCAGGGTGACGGCGGTCGGCAATCCCGCGCCGCAGCCCGGCACCGGAACCGAAAGGAAGTAGGATGACGGAGATCCTGATTTACGGGATCGTCGGCGACAGCTGCGACGGTCTGGACGCGCGGACGCTTCGTCCCCTGATCACCGAGGGGGAGGACGATCTGGACGTGCGGATCAACAGCCCGGGCGGCTACGTCATGGAGGGCCTGGCGATCTACAACACGATCGCGGGCGAACGCGCGAAGGGCCGCAAGGTCGCCGTCCATATCGACGGTCTGGCCGCCTCGATGGCGTCGGTCATCGCAATGGCCGGCGAGACCATCGTCATGGCCGACAATGCGATGATGATGATCCACAACCCGTGGGACTGCGCCTGCGGCGACGCCGTCGAGTTGCGCCGTGCTGCCGACAAGCTCGACCGGATCCGCGACCAGCTGGTCGGAATCTATTCCGGGCAGACCAGCCTCGATGCCGACGAGCTGATCCCGATGCTCGACGCCGAGACCTGGATGACCGCCGACGAGGCCCTTGAAAAGGGCTTCGTCACCGAGATCGCGCCGGCCCTGCAGATCGCCGCGTGCAACGTCAAAGCCTTCGGGTTCCGCAAGGTCCCGGATAGCCCGCTCATCACCGTCATGGCGATGGGCCAGAATAGGGCGGCCGAGCCCGCGCCTCAAATGAAGGAAGCCCCCATGGACCTCTACAAGACCCGCGCGGCGCTGGTTGCCGCGATCGCCAAGTTCCAGAAGGACGGCGGCACCCAGGACGAGATCGACAAGATCTCCAGGTCTGCCGTCGCCCTCGACGCACAGGACGCATTGCCGGCCACCGGCGCGCTGGCCCGGGCACAGGCGCCTGTCATCGTTCCGCCCGAGGGCACGACGCCAGCGCCTCCGACCGTCCAGGACGTGCAGGCGAGCGCCGCTGCCGCAGTGGCGGCCGAGCGCGCCCGAGCGGCCGGTATCCGCACCGCGGTGGCTCGTGCTCGCCTGCCGGCCGAGTTCGGCGACGATCTGGTCACGAACGGGACCTCGCTCGAGGACGCCCGCGCCCAGATACTCGACAAGCTGGCCGAGGGCAGCGACGCGCAGAATATCGGCCATAACGGTCCGATGCGCGTTACCCAGGACGCCCGCGACAAGTTTCGGGAGGGCGCGACGAACTGGCTTCTCGTCAAGGCCGGGGTCGCGCCGATCATCCTCGCGGCCGCCAAGGCCCGGGGTGAGACGGTGACGCTCGATCCCGGCGAGTTTCGCGGCATGCGCAACGCGGACCTGGCGCGTGAGGCGCTCCAGAACGCCGGCATCAAGGCCTCGGCCCGCGATCCCGACGGCATCGTTCGCGAGGCGATGTCGACCCGCGCCGCGATCACGCAGACGACCAGCGACTTTCCCGTGCTGTTCGAGGACGCGATGCATCGCACCTTGCAGGCCGCCTATGCGGTGACGCCGGACACCTGGACCCGGTTCTGCGGAACGGGAACGGTGACCGATTTTCGCGATCATCATCGCTACCTGCGGGGAAGCTTCGGCGCGCTCGACAGCGTCGGCGAGGCCGGGGAGTTCAAGAACAAGCCGATCCCGGATCTGGCCAAGGAAACGATCCGAGCGACGACCAAGGGCAACATCATCAACCTCTCCAGGCAGGCGATCGTCAATGACAATATGGAGGCCTTCTCCGGACTTGCCGTCGACCTCGGCCGCTCGGCCAAGCTGACGATCGAGATCGACGTCTATGCCCTGCTCAATTCGAATCCGACCATGAACGACGGCGTCCCTCTGTTCCACGCCGACCACGGCAACCTTGCGGCCGCCGGCGCGGCACCCACGGTGACCGGATTCGACGCGATCCGGGTGGCGATGGCCAGCCAGAAGGATCTCAGCGGCAACGAGTTCCTCGAGATCAGGCCGGCGATCGGCCTGTTCCCGCTGGGACTTGGCGGCGTCGCTCGAATCCTCAACGGCAGCCAGTACGATCCGGATGCGGTCAACAAGCTGCAGCGGCCGAACATCGTCAACGGGCTCCTCCAGGAGGTGGTCGATTCGCCTCGGCTGACCGGAACCGCCTATTACTTCTTCGCCGACCCCAATGTGGCGCCCGCGATCGAGGTGGTGTTCCTCAACGGGGTCACCGAGCCGTTCACCGACAGCGAGGAAGGCTGGCGGGTCGATGGGGTCGAGTGGAAGGTCCGCCACGACTATGGCGTCGGCGCGGTCAACTACCGTTCCGCCTACAAGCAGCCCGGCGCCTAGGTCTCTGGGTCCACCTCAATCACCAGCGAATTGGGAATCGGACGACCTCGGTCGTCCGTTTCCGTTTTCAGGAGACCGACGATGAGCAAGATGATCAAGCTGTGGACTTCCGCCACGGTCAACGGGCGGCTGCGGCATCCCCATGAGGGCGTGCTTCATCTCGAAGACGGCGAGGCCAAGCGCCTGGTCGAGAGCGCCGCCGGCGAGGACGTCACCGACGACTTCACCGCCGAACAGCTGAAGAACACCCCGGTCGAGAGCGTCACGGTGCGAAGCGGCGCGCTGGCCGTACCAACCCCTTTCGACCCTCGTGCCGAGGAGGCCGCGATCATCTCCGAGCGGCAAGCCGCCGGAGCACCGGAACCCGCGCCTCAACCCGATCCGCTGGACCATGACGGAGACGGCCGCAAGGGCGGTTCGAGAGCCGGCGGCACCAAGCCCAAGGGTTGAGCCCCCTCCACCCAACCAGAATGCGGCCTCGGCCGCTAGAATAAGGATCGAGACCATGGCGAAGAACTTCGTGCAGCCGGGGGAAACCCTTCCCCTTACCGCTCCCTATGACGTCGTGTCCGGCGGGGGCTTCCTGATCGGCTCCTTGTTCGCCGTTGCCCTGGTGACGGCCGCGAGCGGATCGGCCGTCGAAGGCAAGACGACGGGCGTCTTCGACCTCGCCAAGGCGAGCGGCGCGGTCACGGCGGGGCAGAAAATCTACTGGGACAACACCGCCAAGAATTGCACCACCACCGCCACCAGCAACACGATGATCGGTGTCGCGACGCAGGCTGCCGCATCCGGCGACGCGACGGTGCGCGTCCGGCTCGGCATCGTCGCCTAGAACCGAAGCGCCGGCTCCGGCCGGCGCCGAGGGGCGGGCGGTGGCAGTCCCCGGGAGCTTCATCCCCTCCTCCGAATGCCGCCGCCCGTTTCCACTTTTCCCCGGTGCGAGGACATACTCATGAAGAAGATCGTGCTGCACGGTCCGTCGACCGACGAGGCCGGCAATTTCTGCGATTCGGGTGCCGAGCTCGAGCTGGTCGACGGCAAGAAGGGCGAGGGCAAGGCGGGCTTCATCTCCGCCGAGCGGGCGCGCGAGCTGGTCGAGCGCGGCGGCGCCGTGTCGGCGACCGCGTCGGCCGAGATCGAGAAGGCCGCGGCGCAGGCGCCGGGCGACAAGGCCTGATGCTTCCGCACGAAGCGGCGGCGCTGGCGGCGATCGACGCCGTCTATGCGATTCCCGTCCTCTATACCGGCGCCGGGCTGGTCGCCGCGCCGCTCAGCGCGATCAAGTCCGAGGAGTCGGCCGAGGCCTTCCAGGGCGCGGGCAACACGCTGCGCGAGGTCAGCTTCGAGATCGCGCAGGCCGACCTGCCGCAACGGCCCCGCAAGACCGACGTGATCGAGGAGGTCGAGAGCGGCCACGCCTGGCGCGTCAACGACATCACGCCCCGCGACGAGATCGGCCGCTGGCGGCTGATCGTCGTCAAGGACGCGTGATGGCGGACGCCGTTTGCGAGCGGATCATGGCGGTCCTCGACGCCCGCCTCGAGACGGTGGACGGCGTCCAGTCCTACGAGGCGGAGCCGACCGGGGATCCCGACGGCTTTCCCGCGCTCGCGCTTTATCAGGGCGACCTGACGCTGATCGAGAGCGAGACCGGTTCGAGCCGCTACCGGATGACGGTCAGCGTCATGGGTTTCGTGGAGGGCGGGTCGGGTGCCCGCGCACGGGCCGAGCGCTCGAACCTCTACGCCGCAACGGTCAAGGTGTTGATGGCCGACCCGACGCTCGACGGCCTCGCCGAGACGATCGAAGAGAGCGGCGACCTCGCGCTCGACGGCGCCGAGCTCGCGTCGGATCGCCGCCTCGGCTTCGCCCAGGACTTCGAAATTACCTTCGCCACCGTTCGGGGCGACCCGACCCAGCTTGCCTGAGGAGATTGAGACATGGCCGACCCCGTAATCCGCCCGCAGAACGGGCTGCTGCTGATCGCCCCCCAGTCGGCCGAAGGAACGGCGGCGACGCTCGACCCGGCGCTCCACGCGGTGCCGATCGAGGCCGACAGCTTCAGCTACGGCAATCCGTTCACCAGCGAGGACAGCAACGAGACCAACGGCAGCCTGGTGCAATCGGCGCCGCTGATCGTCGGCCAGGCCGTGCCCTTGAGCTTCCAGTTCCGGCTCAAGGGCGCCGGCGCCGGCACGGCCTATACGTCGAGCGTCAAGCCGCCGCACCATGCCGTCTATCAGGCCTGCGGGCTTCGCGGCTTCTTTCAGGCCGCGATCGCGGCGGTGGCGCTGACGGCCGGGACGACGACGAGCGCGACGCTCGGCACCGGCTTCGCCGCGACCGCGCAGCTCTATCGCGGAATGCCGCTGGTCCTCTCGGGTGGGCCCGGCGCCGGGCTGATGCCCTTCGTCACCGATTATACCGCCGGGAAGGTGGCGACGCTCTCCGACCTGATGCCGCAGGCCCTCACGACCTCGACGCTGGCGGCGATCCCGGCCAACTGGACCTATGCCGGCACGACCCCGCTCGACGCGGCCTCGAGGTTGACCGATCACCCGCCCCACACGGTAGGCTGGTACGAGGACGGCAACTTCTACCAGTGGATCGATGTCCGCGGAGTGCTCGATCTCGAGGGGCGCTCGGCGCGCCCGGGAACGGCGACGGTGCGGATGCAGGGGACCTTCACCGGCTCCTCGACGGTGGCGATGCCGACCAATGCAATCCTCCTCAATCACAGCGCTCCGATCCTGACCAAGGGCGCCGGCTCGGCCTCGGCCATCCAGGTGATGCGCAAGGAGCTTCCGATCAGCGCCTGGTCGCTGAGGAACGGCGGCGACGTCGAGGGCGTGGACGATCCCAACACCGCCTATGGCTTCGGGCCCGGGCAGATCGGCGGCCGCAAGCCGGTGTTCGGAGCCGACCCGCTCGCCACGCTCGTCTCGACGCAGGACCAGATGGGCGAGGTCGGCGCCGGAGCGACCGGGCCGATCGCGCTTCGCCTCGGCCAGGCCGCCGGCAACCGGGTCGGGATTCTCGGCACGCAGGCGCAGCCGATCAAGGCGGACCCGGCCAAGCGCCTAAGCCTTCGCTCGCTCGACCGGGAATGGCAGCTGACCTCGCCGGGCCGCGACGCCCAGCTGCGCGACAGCGAGCGGTTCCTGATTTTTTCGTAATCGCCCCAAAGCATTGATTTGGGCCGGGAGCATCGAAAGGGCACGAACGGATGATCATATTGTCGAGCTCGGCGACGGTCGAGTGGGTGCCGCCCTGGCTGCAAGGGGAGGCGCAGCCGAAGCGGCGGTATTTGTTCCGGGCGGGCAGCGTCGGCGATCGGGCGACGGTCGAGGCGGAGCTGGCCGGGGACTGCCGGGCAGCGCCCGTCTACGGATTCGAAATGTCGGCGGCTTTCGCCGACGGGGTCGTCGCGCTGTTTCCCGACAATCCCGACGATGCGTCGAGGCTGATCGAGCTGGACCAGGCCGAGGCAGCGCTGAAGGAGGGCGAAAGCCTGCCCGCGGATGAGCAGGCCCTACTCGACCAGGCTCGCGAGATCGTGGGCGAGGCATGGCCGGCCTACAGGGCGCTGTCGGCGCGCAAGGCCCGGCGCAACGAGTGGGCGCCGCTGGTGGCCTTTCGCCGCCTTTGCGCGGGCTGGGAGGGGGAGGAACTGCCCCCCTTCGCAAAGGGTCTTGACGGTCTGGTTACGGCAGAGGCGATGCTCGCCCTGCCCTCGCTCGAACTGAGGATCGGGGGCGCCGAGGCGTATCGACGGCTCCACGGCCGCGGCGGCGACACGGAAAAAAACTGCGAGGGGCCTTTGCCGTCCGGCAAAGGCCCCAGGACTTCGACTTCGCCTGCGCAGAAAAAGGGTGGAGGATCGCCGGGCAAATCTGGCCGGAGAACCCGCTCCTCGTCGTCCCGGCCTGGGCGTTCCAAACCGTCGACCTCTGGCTCGACTGCCGCCGGCTAGGCGCGGCCGGCCTGCTTGGAGCCGGCGGCTCGCCGGCCTTGCCGTGCGCGGGCGGGGTCACCGACCAGCCCTCCGCCCTGATGGATGCTTTCCAGCTGCTCGACAGCTGGTCGAGCGCGGAGGAGTGACGATGTGCCCGGAATCCTCGACCCTCGACTGATCCTCGACTCGCCGCAGCTGCGGGCCGAGCAGGACCGAGTGTCCCGGTTCATGCTCAATGCCGCCAAGAATGCGGTCGCAGATGCGACCAAGGGCCTGGAGCGGGAGCTGGAGGCGATCACGCGGGACGCGGCCGGAGGGAGGCTGTGGCGAGCCTGGAAGAGCGAGGTCTATCCGCGCACCGGGATCGCGCGCGAGCCGTCCGGCTCGGTATTCGTCAACGGCGGGCCGCGATCGCGCGGAGCGATCGAGTTCTTCTCCCGGCCCGGCCGGATCAAGTCGAAGAGCGGCCGCTTCCTCGCCGTCCCGACGCCTGCGGCCGGGTCGCAGGGGCGCCGCCGCAACCTCACTCCGGAGGAGTGGGAGGCGCGAAACGGCGAGAAGCTGCGCTTCGTCTACCGGCGGGGCCGGCCTTCGCTGCTGGTGGCGGAGGGGCTGCTCAACGCCCGGACCGGCACATACCGGCGCTGGACGACCCGACGGACCAAGGTCGACGAGCGGCGCGGGTTCCGCCGGGGCGTCACCACCGTGGTCATCTTCGTGCTGATTCCGCAGGTGGCGTTCGCGAACCGGTTCGCGATCGACCCCGTCATCCGGAAATGGGGACGGAACCTGGTCGAGGATTTCGGGCGGAGAGCCCGGATGCTCGAGACGTTCGAGGGTTCCTCCACCCGCGCTGCGGGTGGACGGTTCCGCGAGATTCCATGAGCCCCACGGGGGAGACGAGCCGATGGCCACTGCCGAGATCATCGCCCGGCTGAAGCTCAACGCCCAGCATTTCACGTCGGAGCTGCAGCGCGAGCTCGGCGGCGCCGAGCGGCGGTTCGGCCAGACCGGCCAGGTCATCGGTCGCAACATCAGCGAGGGGATCGGCGGAGGGCTGCAGGAGGCGGCCGCCCGGGTCCCGGTCGTCGGCAGCGCGCTTTCCGGTCTGTCCGGTGCTGCCTTGGTGGGGGCGGCGGGAGTCGGAGCAATGGTCGCCATGCTCGGCAAGGGCATTTCCGAGGCGGAGACGCTGGCGGCGTCGGTGCGCCAGCTCGACGCGGCAACGCAAAACTTCAACAATACCGGCCTCAGCCGCGGCGACCTCCTCGCCTTTTCAGAGGAACTGGAGGACCGGTTCGCGATCGCCCAGGAGGAGATCGTCAAAGTCCAGGCCGAGCTGGCAACTTTCGAAGGCGTGGCGGGAACGACGTTCAAGAACGTGATGGTGGCGGCCGCCGACCTGTCCGCGACCTTCAACACCGACTTGTCCAGCGAAGCCATTAAGCTCGGCACGGTCATCCAGAACCTGACCAATGGCGACGTCGAAGGGCTCCGCAAGGCGCTCAAGTTTCTCGGCACGGCCAATCTCGAGGCAATCGAGAAGCTCGCCAAGACCGGCCAGGAGGCCGAGGCGGTCCGGCGTCTGTTTGCCGAACTGAAAGAGACGACGGGGGATGCCGCGGATGCGCGCGGCAAGGGGGTCAGCGGCGCGATGTTCCGGCTCGCCGACGCCGTCTTCGACACCACCCGCGAGTTCACCGTACAGAGCGGCATCCACTCCGCCGTCGAAAAGGGCCTCAACGACATCGCGGCTGCCGCCAAACTAACCGCCGACCAAATGAAGGAGATGAACGAACTCGAGGCGACGGGGACGATGCTGCTGTGGCTCATGGAGGGTGCCACGGGGCTCGTCAATCCTTCGGCCGGGGTCGTCGGGGATCTAAGGCGGCGTGCCGCCGCCGAGGGTGCAAAGGGCGGCAATCTCTTCGATCCGATGGACCCTGCCGAGCGGCAGGAACTGCTGGACCGGATCAAGGCGGAATCCGACGCCATGCGCGCGGCGAGCGACCGCAAGGCGGGGGCCGATCGCCGGCGGGCGGAGGAAAATGCGAAAAAGGGCGTGCTGCTGCTGCCCCCTGTCTCCGGACCGGTGACGAGCGGTTTCGGTCCCCGCGTGCGGCCCCGTTCCGGGGCCTCCGCCTTTCATCCGGGCATCGATTATGGCGTTGCCTCCGGAACGCCCGTGCGGGCCGGCGCCGCGGGCGTCGTCGTCCGAACCGGCACGATGCGCGGCCTAGGCAATGTCGTCGTCATCGATTACGGCAACAATATCGAAGCGCAGTTCAGCCATCTGAGCGCGGCGCTGGTGAAGCCCGGCGATATCGTCGCCCGCGGACAGGTCGTCGCCCGGAGCGGCAATACCGGCATCAGCACGGGCCCGCATCTCGACTATCGCGTCAAGGAGGGCGGGAGCTACGTCGATCCGCGCGATCGCCGATTCAAGATCGGCGACGGCGTTGGCAATGCCTATGCCTCTTTCGAGGAGCGGTCGGCGCGGGAGCGGGAGCAGGCCGACGAAAAGGCCGCGCGGGAGTTGGAGGCCCGGCGCAAGCAGCAGGAGCAGATCCTGAAGACGATGCGGGCCCAGCTCGACGTCGACGTCGACAGCGTGCGCTATGTCGACCTTCGGGCCCGAGGCCTCGGCCGGCTGGCCGCCCTCGAGGAGGAGCTGGACTCGATCCGCCGCCGAGGCGCCGAGCAGCTCGCGGACCTACCCGACAGGCAGGCCGAGCTCAGCGCGGAGATCGAGGCGCAGGCGAGATTCTACGAGGAGCAGGGCGCGGCCCTGGCCCGGCTCATCCAGGCCCATGGCGATCGGGCGACCCTGACCAAAGCCGAGGCGGAGGCGGAAGCGGCGGCGAGCCAGGCGATGGTCGACGCGCTTGCCGATGCCGTCTCCCTGACCGCGACGGCCGCCGACCGGCTCCGGATCGAGGAGGCGATCGCGCGGGTGAAGCACCAGATCAACGGCGCCGTCGACGACGCCACCAAGGCCGAGGAGGAGGCCAAGGCCCTGCGCGAGGAGGCGCTCGAGCAGGAGGCGAAGCTTCGCAAGGAGGCGTTCGACGCCCATCGCGACCAGGTGCAGGACCTGGCCGACTTCTACGAGCGGGCGATGCGCTCGGGCGGCAAGTCGATCGTCGAGGACTTCAAGGACCAGATGATCTCCTCGATCGCCGACATCGCCGCCCAATGGACCTTGGCCTTGCTGTCCGGGCAGAAGGTCTCGTTCGGAAGCCTGCTCGAGAACATGGGGGCGACGACCGGGGGCGGTGCGCAAAGCGGCCCGATGGGCTTCCTCTCCTCGCTGTTCGGCGGCGGCGGGGGAATCGCCGGCGCGGCGCAGCGGGCTCCGGGGGGCGGCATAGGCGGCGGCAAGCCGGGCGGGATGTGGGACGGCATGGCCAACGCCATGGGCGGAGCCGGGCCGGCCGGCGGAGCCGCCGGCGAGATGGCCGGCATGATGGGGTCGATCGGCTCGGCTATGCCCTATGTCGGCGCGGCCATGGCCGCGGGCCAGATGATGAACAAGATATTGGGAATCAAGGACCCGACTGGCGGGCTGCTGGGTCCTCTCGGCGCCTTGTTCGTCAACAGCTTCATCCCGGCCAAACGGGGTTCGGCGACTTTGGGCTTCGACCCCTATGGCGAGCTGGGAGTCGGCAGTTCCCGCGGCAACAGCGCCAGCCGGATCGATGCGGCCAAGGGCGGCATCGGAAGCGTCGCCGAGGCGCTGCAGCGGGTCGCCGAGGGGCTCGGCGGCGAGCTGACGGGGCGGCCGTCCGTCTCGCTCGGGCTCCGGGACGGGAGCTGGCGGGGCGATCCGACCGGCCGGGGAATCACCAAGACAAAGAACGGCGCGATCGACTTCGGCGAGGACCAGGAAGCGGCGGTCCGCTGGGCGATCGGCGAGGCGCTCAAGGACGGAGTCGTGTCGGGAATCTCCGACGCGGCGAAGCGGATCCTCGCCTCGGGGCAGGATCTGGAGCGGGCGATCGACAAGGCGGCGATGATCGTCGACATCCCTCGGCGGCTCGCCGCCCAGCTCGATCCCGTCGGCGCGGCGCTCGAGGCGTTCCACAAGGGCTGGGAGAAGCAGATCGCGGCCCTGAAGGAAGGCGGCGCGACGGCCGAGGAGATGGCCGACGCGCACAGGCTCTACCGGCTCGAGCTGGAGGAGGTGAAGTCGTCGACCCGCGAGGCCTCGGCCGGGCTCAAGGACTTCCTCGCCGATCTCAATTTCGGCTCCGCCTCGCCTTATTCGCTTCGCGACCAGGAAAGGATGGCGCGCGAGGCGCTTCAGCCCTTCCTCGACCGGATCGGCTCGGGCGAGCGGATCGACCAGGAGAAGTACCAGGCGGCGGCGCGCAGCTTCCTCGATATCGAGCGCGAGCTTTACGGATCGACCGGCGATTTCTTCAAATCGATGGACATGATCCAGGCGGCGACCGGCAAGGCTATCGCCGACATCGACAATGCGAAGCCGATCCGGACCTTCGCCGACCCGTTCATCGAGAAGACGGCGGCCAGCACCGCCGCGACCGCCAACATCGCCGACGACATGAACCAGCGTCTCGCCAATCTCGAAGGCCTGATGGGCGAGTTGCTGGCGGTGGCGAGGGGCAGCAACGGAGCCGGATTCATCGGCGGCGGCGCGGGCTTCCTCGCCCGCTCGGCGCGAAGCTGAAGGAGGCTCCATGCCGGCATCGACGAACGACATCGCCGCGGGCACCCGCCGGGCGAGGATCGAGACCTGGTCCGACGCCGCGCTCAAGGCGAGGATTCCGGGCGCGCGGGACGGCGGCAGCGAGCCGTCGGAAGGCTATTTCGACTCGGCCGCCGACGGCCAGGCCGTGCTCGCCTTCCGGGGCTCGCTGTTCGGCACTGAGCGCCGCCGGTTCTCGGCCGAGGCGGCGGACCTCCTCTGGCCCGATCCCGCCGCCGGCCTGCCGATCGTCCAGCTGACCGACGCCGAGCTGGCGATGAACGGCAAGACGCTGGCCGTCAGGATCGAGATCGTCCCGGAGGATGGAGTCACGCGCTACGAGCTGTTCGGCTGATGGGGAAAGCCCTGGTCCTGAGGCCGCTGGCGATCGCCGCGGCGAGCGCGGACAGCAGCGCCGCCGGCCATTTGCCGGCCTATGCCGTGAACGACCATGCCGGGATCGTCTGGAAGAGCTTCGGCGGGGCCTCGGCCGACGCGCTCAACCTCGACCTCGGCGCCGGCAATGCCAAGGCGATCGACCTGGCGCTGTTCTTCGGCTGCACCGGAGCGACGACATCGTGGCAGCTGAGCGTCGCGGCGCTGAACGACGACCTCAGCGTGGCCTGGGCCTCGGCCTCGGCCCAGTTCCTCGCCGGATCGACCCCGCCGAGCCACGGCCGCGGCGTCGGCTACTGGCGCGCCGACCCGGCAAGCCCGCCGCCGGCCAAGCGCCACTGGCGGTTCACCTTCTCGAACCTAGGCGGAGCGCAGGTGACGATCGCCCGGGCCGCGATCGGCCAGGCGATCGCGCTCGAGCGCAATTTCGCCTTCGGCGCGGCCTTCGGGGTGCGCGACCTCGGACGGGTCGAATTCTCGCCCATGGCGGCGCTGCTGAGGCGGCGGGCGGCGAGGCTCCGGGTCCTCGGTCTCAGCTTCCCCGCCGTCCGCAAGGACGAGGCGGAGGGGAAGATCCAGCCCTTGCTCGAGCTCAGCGCCGGGCAGGAGCCGATCGCGCTGGTGACCGACCCGGACGCGCACGCGCTCCGGCAGCAGCGCTGCTGGATGGGCTGGCTCGAGGGCGAGCTTGGAACCGTCTGGCCGAGGCCGTCGGGTTTCGAGTGGCGGGCGAACCTCGTCGATATGATCCCGATCCCCAAGGCGGTCTGAGATGCTCGCCTGCCTGGTAAGGATCGACGCCTGGGATCCCGTCGCCGGCGCGGCCGTGACGCTCTACGCGACCAATGCCAATGACGACCGGGTCTGTCATCTCGACGCCGGGAGCCAGGGGCCGTGGTGGCCGGCGGTGAAGGCGCTTCCGCCGCTTCGCTACGACCTGATCGACGCGGGCTTCAGCGGGCGGATCGAGACTCCGGGCTCGAGCTTCGAGATGGCGATCGAGCCCTGGCCGAATTTCGGGCGCTACGCTTTGGCGGACGCGCGCATCCGGCTTTGGTTCGGCGAGCCGGGCTCCGCCTTTGCCGCCTATGCGCTTCGCTTCGACGGGCGGGTGACGGAGCAGCCGTCCATCGCCGAGGGCATGGCGGGGATCGGCTTCGCCGTCGACGATCGCTGGCTCGATACGCCCTTGCTGCCGCTCTATGCGGGCACGGGCGGGGCCGAAGGGCCGGCGGCGCTGAAGGGGCAACCCAAGCCGCTCGCGATCGGGGCACCGCGCTACGGCCCGCCGGTTCCGATCGACAGCGTAAACAACGTCTTCCAGCTGTCGGCCCATGAGATGGAGGGGGTCGAGACGGCGTTCGAGCGGCTTCTGGCGTTCGAGCCGAGCGTCGGCGACCATTCGAGCTATGCGGCTCTCGTCGCCGCAACCGTCCCTCCGGGCAAGTGGGCGAGCGCCAAGGCGGTTGGGCTGGTCCGGCACGGCGCGCCGCCCGCTGGCCGTCTGTCCTACCACATCAAGGGCGACAAGGCGGGCCCGGACGGCTGGGTCCGGCTGCCGGGATCGGCGATCCGGCGGCTCGCGTTGCTCGCCGGCGGCGCGGGCAGGATCCACGACGCCTCGCTGACGGCGCTCAACGCCTCGCGGCCCTACAATATCAGCTGGCACAGGCGCGAGCAGATCACGGCGCGCGAGGCGATCCAGCGGATCGCGGCCAGCGTCAACGCGGTGATGGGGGTGAGCTGGCTCGGCCAGATGTTCGTCGTCCCGCTGCCGACGCTGAGCGGAGCGGCGACGATCACGCTCGATTCGAGCGGCGCCTCGCTGCCGATGGTCCGCAAGGTCGAGCAGATCGAGACCGATCCCCCCTACTGGCGGATGGCGATCGAGACCGAGGTGACCGAGGAGGTGCACCGGCTGGACGAAGTGGCGGGAAGCTTCGTCGACCGGGGGACATGGCTTTCGACCGAGAGCTACCGCGAAGGCCATATCGTCCAGCACCAGTCCATGGCCTGGCTCTATGTCGGCGCGGCGCCCTCGACCGGCAACGCGCCGCCGACCCTGCCGTCGAGCTCGAACGCCTGGTGGCGGGCGCTCGATCCGAGGCTCGCCGGGATGGCGACGGGCGCGACGCGCAACGTCGTCTACCGGCAAGTCCCGGATCCGCGCGGGACGAATTCGATCAACCCGCACGACATCTGGATCGAGCTGGTCTCGCCGATGCGGGTCTGGGTCGATATCGGCGGCTCGTGGCAGACGGCGGCCAATTACGTCACGACGGGCAGCGACATCGGAGTCGAGAACGGCGCGACCCGGAACAATCTGTACCGCCAATCGACCGCCCCAGGTGGCGTCGTCGACGGCGCCTTCTGGACGGATACGAGCGTCACGCCCAACGTGCTGCGGCAGCGCCGGTCCGGAGCCTGGGAGCTGGTCGCCAATCTGGTCACGCAGGGGACGGACATCGGAGTCGCCAACAATGCGGGGACGACGCTCGCCCCGTTCGTCACGCTCGGCTCGGCGTCCTCGACCCGTCTTCTCGCCAACAGCGTCGAGAGCCTGGTCTACGACGCCTGGAACGTCTTCTACGCTCCGGATCGCTTTCCCCGGCATGCGCAGCTCCGGTTCCAGGTGTCGGGCTTCGCGGGAGGGTTCTCCGGGATCATCTCGCTGCAGCCGGGCGCGCTTCCGGGGAGCAACGGCGACCCGAACGGCTACAGCAGCGCCCATGGCTGGTATTTCGCCGGGAACCTTCTTTACGGGCTGTGGGTCGCCAACGTCGGCTTCGTCACCCTCAACCGGGCAATCAGCGCCGGCGCGGTCTATTCGACCACGATCGACAACGACAAGGTGCGTTTCTTCGAGGGCACGACAGAGCTGGGGGCGACGGGCGGATATCCGGTCTACTGGCGGGACGCCGACTGGCATATCGCAGGGCAGCTGCTCGGGCCGGGGCCCAGGTTCTACAATATCCAGGCGGCGCCTTATACCGACAATTACGCCGACAGCATCGTCGAGAGCGCTACAAAGAAATGGGCAGGCGAAACGGGGGCCGACATCGCTGCCGATCCAGTTGGACAGGCCATCATCGAGATCGCTGCGGACCATACCGGGGTTCCCAAGGCGGGCGAGTTGCCTAAGACCGTCCCCTACAAGTTGTTCAGGTTCGGCGCTCAGGTAACCAGCGGAGCCACATGGGTCAGGATCGCGCTATCCGGCAACGTGACCACGTCGATCAGCGGCACGGGTACCGGGACACTGGAGATCAGCGGCCCTAACAATGCGTCGTTGAGCGATGAGAGCGAAGTCCGGATCGTTGCCCAGCCTTCAAGCGGGTCACCGCGCTATCTCGATGTCAAGATCAAGCGAGTGAAAGACTCGCCGCCCACGGGAAGCACGGGAGGGTCGGGCAACCCGGGCACGACGGCGTCAACATCGACCATTGCGACGATAAGCTCGACATCGCACGGCGTCATCGCCGGCCCGATCCGGGTCAAGGCGGGAACCGGCGGCCAGATACGCTGCACCTTCCCGGCCAGCTTCAAGAGGACCTCGGCGTCGACGGGTCAGACAGGCGAGCTCGCCAAGGTGCAGTGGAGCGCGGTCGGCGGGGTGATGGCCGACGTCGTGGCGGAGACGGCGTCCTCGTCCAATGCCGAGACGACCAACAATCCCGGCGACCCGACGATGCAGATGGCGGGGTCGATCAATGTCGACGTGACGCTGACGGGCCGGACCAGCGGGGTCGAATATGACGTCCAGCTGCTCGGACGGAAGAGCGACGTCAGCGGCACGGCGTCGAGCATCTACACGCCGAGCGGCACCTTCACCGCGACCGGGAGCTGAGCCGTGGATGAGCTTCCGCGCTTCGCGCATATCGACGCCGAGGGTCGGCTGATCTCCTATGTCTTCAAGCAGGCCGGGATACCCGAGGAACATCTTCCGGTGGTGGCCTTGCCGTCGGACTTCTGGCAGCGCGGCTTCTACCGCTGGAACGGGGTGGAGTTCGAGGACGATCTCGAGGCGGCGCGCGCCTTGATTTGGGGAAGGGTGAAGGCGGCGCGCGACGCGCGGACCGTAGCGGGCTGCGAGACCCCGCTCGGCCCGATCGATACCGATTCCGCGAGCCAGGCGAAGGTGAACGGGGCGGTGACCCTGGCGATTCTCGCCCGGCTCGCGAACCGGCCCTTCAGCATCGACTGGACCATGGCCGACAACGTCGTCCGAACCCACGACGCCGGAGCCATGATCGCCGCCGGTTCGGCGGTGGGGCTCCATATCGCGGCCTGTCACGAAGTCGGACGGGCGCTTCGCGATCGGGTGGAGGCGGCCACGTCCGTGGTCGAGCTGCTGGCCATCGACGTCGAAGCGGCGCCCTGGCCGGGCAGGCTGCAGGCCGTCGAGGAATGAAGATTACGTCCGTGGCGGACGGGGAAGCGCTTGTCGGCGGGAAGGGGTGAGGGCGTGGATCAGTTGCCGGCGGTGGCCATCGTCTCGATCGTCTCCGCCTTGGTCGGCGGCGGGGTCTGGAGCTTCGCCTCGGCATGGCTGTCCCACGTCTTCCGCCGCGGCGAGCGTGACGAGGACCGCCGGGAGCGGGAGCATCGCGAGTGCCTGACCGAGCTCGCGGTGCTCAAGACCCGGCTTGATGCGCTCGAGCACCATCACGCCAGCCTGGTGCCGCGCTGGATCAAGGATTCGGGCAAGCGAATCCGGTGGATCAACGGAGCGGCGATGCTCGCCATCTTCGGGCCGCTCCGCAAGACTCGGGACGAGGTCGAGGGGCGGACCTTCGCCGATCTGCTCGACATGGAAGCGGCCCGCGAGATCGACCGGCTCGACCGGTCGGCGCTGGCCCGGCCGGGAAGGGCGGTCAGCACGCTGCTGCAGCTCCATCCGGCACTGCCGGCGATGCACATCGTCAAGGTGGCCGGGGTCGGGCGCGACAACGAGCTGATCTACGAAGGCTATGCCTATTGCACCAACGACCCCGCGGATCTGTGGGACCGCGGGGCGAGGCGCCAGGAAGAACAGACCGGCCTTTCCCGGCTCCGGATGCAGGGGCCGGCCGAGGACGCGACCGACCCGCCGGAGACGGCCGGCTAGCCGACAGGAGGAAGTGGATGGCAAGGTTCGACCCGCGGGTGCGGGACCTGCAGGTGCGCCTGCGCGAGAGGGGGCACGACATCGCGGCCGACGGGCTGTTCGGGCCCCGGACGCTCAATGCCGCTCTGGCGGCGCTGGGAGGGCCCGTGGAGCCCGCCGGCGGGGCGTCTGGCCCGGCCGGGCCTGCCGCCGCTGGCGAGCCTCCCTGGCTGCCCGTGGCCCGGTCGCTGCTGGGGACGCGGGAGATCCCCGGACCGAAGCATTCGTCCTTCATCGCCGAGGGATGGTCGCGGCTCGGGGCTCCCTGGTTCAACGACGACGAGACGCCCTGGTGCGGATTTTTCGTCGCCCACTGCCTGCAGGAGGTCGGAATCGCCATTCCCGGCAAGGGCCTGTTCGCCCGCGCCCGCGCCTGGCTGGACTGGGGAACCGCCTGTTCGCCCATGGTCGGAGCCGTCGCCGTGTTCGGCCGCGACGGCGGCGGCCATGTCGGCTTCGTCGTCGGCGAGAGCTCCGCGCATTACTACGTCCTCGGCGGCAACCAGTCGAACATGGTCAGCATCGCGCCGATCGCGAAGGCCCGATCGCTCGGCTTCCGCTGGCCGGGCGCTCCGCCGCCGGCCGCGCCGCTGCCGGCGATGTCGGGCGGGGCCGTGTCGCGGGACGAAGCGTGATGGACGCCGAGGCTCCCCAGGTCGCGATCGAGACCGCCGAGAGGGTCAACGTCCCCGCCCAGGGCGGCCACCTGCCCTACGTCAAGGTGATCGCGGGGGTGACGTTCATCGTCCTCGGTGCCTTCGCGGCCGTCACGATCTACGTCCTCACCGCGGATCCGGCGAGCGGCATCGACGCCGCGACCAAGGGCTCGGTGATCCAGACCTGGAACAATCTCGCCATCGCCGCCGCGACCTTCTGGGTGGGCTCGTCGCTCGCCGGGAAGATGGCTTCGGCGCCGCCCAAGCCCTGATCCGAGGAGAATGACGATGTTCAGGCCGATCCTCTGTGCGCTATCGGCAGCTCTCCTGCTCGCGGCCTGCGAGGGCGGCAGCAGGGAAAACATGACCGCCTCGACCTGCGGAACCGTGCCGAATCCGAGCGGCATGATGAACGCCGCCTCCGTGTTCATCGGGCCCGACCTCCCCAAGTGGGGCAACCAGTCGCCGGGAATGCCGACTCATCCGACGCCGGCCGAAGGCGGGGGCTGGCATTTCGACGTGCCGATCGGCGTGGATCGGCCGCTCGAGACCGGCCCGCGCAAGTCCATCCCCAAGGTAGATTACGTAACCTTCAACCACGGCCCGCTCAGCGGCAAGACTCAGATTCGGCTGCGCTACAGGCTCGACCTGGAGCCCGGCGCCGAAGTGCGGGCCGTTCCCGAACAGGATCCGCTCGGCCGCTGGCCAGCGCTAATGACCGTCTATTTCCAGCGCAAGGGCGACAACTGGTCCGCGCAGGGCAGGTACGACACGTACCGCTGGTATGCCTCGGCCCACGACGTCAAGCTCGAGGCGGGCGAGTACCAGCTGGTCGTTCCGCTCAACGAGGGCTGGACCTCCGCCAACCGGTCGACCGACGGCTCGGCCGTGAGCGCCAACCCTACCCTCGTTCCCGACCCGGCAGGCTTCAACGCCGCCAAGGCCGATACGGGCTGCGTCGGAATCGTCTTCGGAGGAAACGAGGTCGGCCGAAGCCACGGCATGCGCGCCACCGGCCCGGCCCGGTTCACCCTGCTCGATTTCAAGACGGAGTAACGGCCATGCTCAACTCGCTTTATGCAAGGCTCGGCCTCGGCCTGGCCGCCCTCATCCTCATCGGCCTCGCCGCGTTCGCGATCAAGTCGGGCATCGACAAGATCGACCGGCAGGGGCGGCAGATTGCCAACCTCCAGCGCGACCTCGCCGCGGAGAAGGCGGCTCGGAAAGCCGACGTCGCCGGGCTCACCATCTTGTCCCAGGGAGTGGTCGCGGCCGCGTCGGCTCGAGCCCTGGACGACAAGCTACTGGCGGAGACGATCGATGCGAAAAACCCACAGCCTGTCAGTCCTGGCCTTGCTGACTTCCTTGACGGCCTGCGCAAGCAGCGGCCGCCCGCGCGCGGCGGCGTTGCCGGCGCCGCCCCCCGCCCTCGTCCAGTCCCTGCCGGCGGAGCCCGAGGTCCCGGCCGGTAA